TGTGATCAGGACTAGTTGTTCCTATACCAACGTTGCCAGCAGAATCAAGCAAAATAGCTTTACTACTATCTCCTCCATATCTTAAGTATAAAGAGTTTCCATAGGTATCTATAAAATTACCAGAATTACCGCCGAATACATTTATATATTTTGTCTCAGTAGAATTGTGAGTTCTTATAATGCCATTAACATGTAATTTCTCTGCTGGACTCGTTGTTCCTATACCAACGTTACCAGAGGAATTTATAGTCAATCTGCTTAACGAGTTCCTAGCATCATATATATCGAAAGAACCTTCTGTTCCTCCTGCTCTTACTCGTAGCGCCCATCTGTTTAAACCCGGATTAAGATTGTTAGCGCTATTTAAAGCGATGTTTCCAACAACTTTTAATGTCCCATCGTTATAAGAAGTATCTGTTCCCCCCGCTACTACAAGTTTAGAACCCGGAGTAGTTGTTCCTATACCGACGTTACCTGCAGCAGCTTCAGTTACAAGAGCATATTTATTAGTTAAAGTTCCTGATACAGAAGCACCGTCAATATAAGCACCATAATAAGTTCCAATCTCGGAATCCGTAGCAACCTCCGGTGCATCAATTCTTAAACCGTAAGCTGTAGCTACTGGGCCGGAGCCTGTAGTATGTGTTGTGGAAACTTTACCATAAAAGGCTGTTAAGGAACCTGACGCGGTCACTCCGCTATAAATGTTATCAACATCAACTGTAGCAAAAGATTTAACACCAATAATATTAGAATTGCCTATTCTATGGTCATTAGAAACTTTAAAATTACCAGCTGTAATATCAGCATTGTACCAGCCTCCCCTATTGGTTTCTACATCTAATCCAATTCTACTGTCGCCGTTAGCAGCAACACCCCCAGAGCTATAAACCTTATTAGTTATGTAGTCCCCTGATGATGGTACAGAAGTATCATTGACGTGAAGCTTTGATGAAGGACTAGTTGTTCCTATACCAACGTTACCACTGCCTTTAATACGCATTCTTTCGGTAGATGCAGCAGACCCGCTTGTTTGTGGGGAGAAGATAATATCTCTAGCGGTAGCAGATCCTGTATTAGATCCAGTAGAAAATATTTCTATATTCCTATCCCAAGCAGCCCACCTTGCCTGACCGTCATCGAAGATTTTAGAATTCCAGTTCATGTCGCTCCCGCCCATTTGAACTTGGTTATTCCTAAAAGATAAAACAGTGCCACCACTTACAGCGAAATCAGCTTTACCTGAGTTATCCTCAGCGCCATTTACTAGCATCGTGCCTGAAGCAACTATATCACCTGCAAAGGTAGCATCTCCATCTCCATCAACAGCAAAAACTTCTGTACCACCAATTCCTGATGTATTGCTAACATTTGTTCTAGCAGATATTAAAGGTTGTTCACTCCCATTTGATGCTGCCTGAACTACAAGAGCGGGAAAACCTGGTGAAGTTGATGATTGATGAAACACACCAGCTGCAGCGTTTGACGTGTTAACATCTGTTACAGATATGATAGGATCTTCATTACCAACTCCTTGAACTACTAAAGAGCCAGCAAACAAACTACTAAGTGGTGTTGAAGATGTTCCTTTAACAACTAAATGATCTGATATATTAGCTTCACCGTTTATATCTAAACTAGTAGCGGTAACTGAACCTGCAAAGGTTGCGTTACCAGCGCTTGTGATAGTTAAAGCTGTTGCATCAGGAGAAATAAATTGGAACCCGTTACCTGTCGCTCCTGTAGTCGCTTTCCATACACCAGCGAAGTTTCTGAATTGACCACTAGTACCACTGTAAACGTTGCCAGAAGAAACTATTCCACTACTATTAAAAGTTGCTCTTACAGTCCCGCCAGTAACAATATTAAGAACATCGGCCGATGATCTATAAATTCCAGTATTGGCATCATTGTTAAATGTAATTGCTGGTGCGCCAGCGGACCCGTCTTGAAGAAATAATCTGGTTGTTCCTCCATTTGATCCGAGCCTAACATCACCACCATCATTCTGTAAATAGAGCGTGGAAGCAGTACCATTAGAACGGGACACAATTTCGTTATTATCAATAACGAGGTTCTGCCCACTTGATGCACCTACCTGAAAAGCGTGATCAGTACTAGTGAGACTTGCATCACTTCCATTTGTAAGTCTAAGTTTATCAAATGTAGGAGTTGAAGTCGTAAGAACGTTTTGATTTAAATGAAAACCGTCAACTGTGTCTGCATCTCCTGCGTTAATTTTAGCTGGCGTGGCCGATGCTCCGCTTTTATAGTAAAGATGACCATCTGCGTAGTTAAGAGCAATTTCACCTAATGAAAGATCGCCTGACGCTGGTGCATTTCCTGCTACGCCTGACTTTTTAAGAGTAATGGTGTTTGACATGATTATAGAATCGGTAGAAATGGATTAGAGAATCCCATATAATAGACTATAGAGTCTATATAATAAAATATCGTAAGGATATTACCCCTTACGATATCTATTTATACAAGTTATGTATTGTATTTTTTAGAATGTTCCACCATCAATAACAGTATCTTTCAGACCTCCTTCAACTTCTAAAGCGGTATCCAGAACCATCTTCTGATTTGTTCCAGAATTGTATTCGAATAAGAAAGAAACTTCAGCACCGCCGCTCCCTTGGCCAAGTAAGAGGCCCGCCCCAGTTAGATTGGCAAGACCAGTGTCTTTAGCAAGCTGCAGATCTTTATCGGCTATTTCAATACTTGTAGAACTTACTGTCGTAGTTGTTCCGTTAACAGTAAGATTACCTTCAATTGTAACAGTTCCCGTAGCATCACCATGACCGTCCGGATCAATTGTGAAGTTTGATGGGCCCCTAAGATAACCAGCTGTTTCAATATTGCCAAATACCACAGTGTCGTCTGTATCTAATCCAAGATCAGCGCGGCTGTTTTGTGTGTCAGTCCATGGGACGTTAACCACACCTTGGCCAGCTGAGTTAAGTTGGATTCCATATGTGCGGGAGGCTGTAGCAGATACTGCATTAGCTGCTACACTCTGATCGGTATCGCTAAACAACTCAATTGCACCTTTTGCAGATGATGTTGCTTCAGGCAGTCTAGCAGATGCCAACGTACCAGTAATTTTACTAGCGGCAACAGAATTAATATTTGCGTTGGGAAGAAGGCCGGTTACGTCAGCCGTAAGATCAATCTGATTTCTTGTAATTACTTGACCACTAATAGTGATATAATCAGGTGTACCTGCTAATGTAACATCGGTTGAGTTATCAGTACCTGCGGCATCAACTCCAAGATTAGTTCTTGCACCGGTCGCGGTCGATGCTCCCGTACCACCGTGTGCCACGGCAATATCAGTAGCTCCCCATGTACCTGTTGCAATAGTCCCGAGAGTTGTAATACTTGTTGAACCTGCAGCAGGAGCTCCACCAATATCACTAAGAACTTCTGCTCCAGTTCTAAACTTAACATCGCCGCTATCTGACACAAGAAACTTATCAACATCAGCATCTGCATTCGCGAGAGCTGAGAACGTTACTGTAGAAGCTGCTTCAAAATCTGTACTGACTGTTAAGTCTCCAGTTACCGTAGCATTATCTGAAACTGATAAAGTACTTAATGTTGTTGTTCCAGCGATACTTTGACCGCCTGTAGTTCTAATAACACTAGAATCAACTGTAACAGTAGCCGCGGCACTTTCTCCTGTTCCACTACCAATAGTAATACCAGCACTTCCTGATAATGCAGCAAGTGTTGCAATATAGTTTCCGGAAGTGTGCGTTCCAAGGGCAACATCTCCCTGAACAATATCTTGACCACTTAACGTAATATAGTTATGTCCTGAAGTTGTAGCAAGAGCGTCTGTCGTTAAAGCAAAAGTACCAGCACTGCCGCTTGGAATCGTATGGCCGTTTAGAGTTCCTCCAATACTAACATTGCTTGTAGTAGTTAAACCTGTAAATTGAGGTGAATCTCCAGTTCCAAGGCCTAGGCCTGCTCGCGCTGTATTACCACTTTCAAGAGCAAATGTTCCAGCACCGGTGGACACAATAAACTGGTCAGCAGCAGTCGCTGTCCCAGAAATATCTGCGATATCCTGCAAAAGCGCGTCTTGAACACCACCAATAACTGGAATAGATGTGGCAACACCGCTGCCATTATCACCGAAACCATAGTAAAGCTTATTATCATTTTCGTTATATGCTAATTCACCATTTTTAAGACTAGTAGGTGCACCTGCTAATCCACTAGCAGCTCTCCTTTTGATTCTAATTGAGTTGGCCATAAATCTATTCTATTGTTATAAGTTGTTTTTTCTATTTATATAATTAAAAGTTTCCACCATCTAAAACGTCTGTATTTACAAATTTTGATGTAGTTCCATCGTACTTGATTATATCGTCTTCAGACGCACTTGTGATTGTAACATCATTAAGCTGGTTTAAACCAGTATCAGCGAATGTTTTTGTTCCTTCAATCGTTTGATCACCCGTTGTTCGAACAACACTATCGTCAACAGAAATTGTTTTAGGAGCGGTACCCGTATATGTTACGTCGCTTATTCCATCGCCATCGGTAAGAGGAGCCCCTGCTCCACCACTCGAAACTTGCTTAGGTATAATCTTCTTATCGGGATTAACCTGAGCGTTTATAGTGTTTTGTGTGGTTACCTTTGCTTTAATGGACATTAGTATATTATGTTTCTGGAGCAGAAGAATCAAACGTGACTCCAGGTGTGACGTCAATCTGCCCTTCTAAAATCCTTGTTATTACAGAAGGACTATCAGGAGATACAATAATAATGTCGTACACATACCTGCCAGGTTTTAGGCCTGCAGTTTGTTGTGCGGTTAAGTTAATGCTTACTACTTTAGAGGTGCTATCAACTGATGCTGTGAAAGTCGCCTTTGTTGACCCATCATATGATTTAGCGATCTTACCAGCAGCAGTGTAATTAGTAAGTGTTAAATTTGTAGAGTCGGATAGATCGATCGTCGTATTAAAGTTCGATCCTTGATCTACGAATAGGTTTGAAAATGTTGACATATAATTATACTCTCTGTTTTTGGAATGCTAATACTTTATACTTAACATCATTGATACTATCATCATGTGCTCGTCCTTCAATTTTCCCGGCCGAGTCAGTCATTATAACTATATGACCGCCTTTTTCGCTACTTCCTACAACTAAAGCGGTAGCACCGTCAAACTGGTTTGTGTAAGCGGCCCAAGTCTCTCCATTAGTTCTAAAATACGCGCCTTCCGCAGAGCGGCTGCCATCTTGCAAACTAAGAACAACCAATGCTTTGTTTGAACCTACCGCTGATGACAAATCAATATCGGTAAATGTAGTAGTAAGGTTAAACGTCCCAGTGGCATTACTCGTTGGTTCCTTAAGAGAGTACTCATCAAACAAGCTATCAACATAATCTTTAACGGCTTTAGATGAAGGAATCGTATCATCAGAATTCTGAAGCCCTGACGCAGTAACATCAATTTCGACCTGCGCAACATCCGCGGTGCTAGATCCAACATTACCTAAAAGTTTATTACTTGCTACTTGTTGTACCTTACCAAGGACGATTGAGTTATCGTTAACATTAGAAGTATCAACTTTAGTCTCTAAAGCAGTAGCCTCGCTATCTAAAGAACTGACTTTTGTTATAATACCATTTGTCTTCTTTCTCCAACTAGAAAGAGTGTCGCTAAGTTCCACACCTCCTGCAGGTGAATCGAAAGTGTCAAAATTTATGGAGTCCATATTACTATTTATCTAATATTAAGGTGTTAACTATTTCTTTTAGTTCTTCAAGTTGTGCTTTAAGAGATTTAATTTCTTCCTCTTGCTTTCGCTGTTTTTTGCTTCTCTTCTTAGCTTCCATCCTAGCAGTATATGCTGTAGTATTATTATTAATTAATATACCTTTAGATTTCCTTATAAATGTTTTTTCCATTATAGCGTTGCGATTACTCTTAGATTTCTAATTTCAGGGACAAACGCTTTATCTGAAGATTTAAATAGAATCTTAACAGCAACTTGATTAAACTCATCTGCCGAACTACCTTCGAACTCAACTTCACCAAATTCAAAGTTAGTACTTACTGGTATCTTAGAGCCATCCTTAAGATTAATCTTTGTCCAACCAAGTGAGTCAAATGGTGTGGTTGAATTAAGTGTATTAAACTTAGCATATACCTCAATTGAGGTCGAAGAATCTGGCCGCATTGCATCTGCGTAAATATTAATTTGATCAGCAGGCGATTCAAGTTTTATACTCTTTGTGATATACCTTGCAGCGCATTGGCCATCATCTCGGGTTCCTTCAAACTCACTTGAATTGTTAACAATATTATCAAATGTTACAAGTGATATACGATCTAAATCAACGACTGGTGAAATTCTAGAATCTGTTGTCGACAGCGACGAAGTAAGTTTTAGACGGTTTGCTCCTGTTCCATCGTATGCACTCGTTGAATCATGAGTTACTCTTTCTGATGTATAAAGAACTTCTCCAGGGAATACGCTGTGCGATTCGCTCTCCTTAACCTCTAATGCGTATGTCGCATTAGATTCTGGAAGAAGCATATCTTGAATAATTGGAAGATATGATGATGCTTTCCAAGTGTCAACGCTCGCAGTAGCTGTTGCAGCTGTTGCAGTAATAAAAGTTTGCTGTTTTCCACCGCGGTTTGTAAAAGTCACTTGAGTTGTAAATGCTGCTGAAGTGTATAACTCAATTATTCTACTATATGGAACTTCATTCCCGACTGAATTAACTGTTTTTACGTAATACGTAGTATCATTCGTTAACCCGGCGATTGTTGATCCACCGTTTGTCTTATATGTAAACGCTTGGCCATTTTTTGCCTCGAGAACACCGGCCGGCAGATAAATTTTGTCATTACCAAAATCAACACCTCCATCAGTTGTATTAAAGGCATCCGCGTGAATGCTAATCCCTTGATCAACAACTGCTACTGTAGGAACGCCAGTATAACCAGATCCATTTGTAATAACTTCGATATGATCAATAACACCACCTTTTCCAACGTGTGCTTTTGCTGTTGCTCCAGATCCTGAACCGCCAGTAAATGTTACTGATGGAGAACCACTAAGATAACCAGAACCACCAGATGTAATATTAACATATGTGACTTGCTGTCGCTGAGGTGATAGCCCGGTGAATATTGCGTTTGTGGTAGATGTTTTAAAGTCTGCTCGATTGAGTGTAAACTTAAGATCTTTATTTTGATCTGGTGTCCATGTTGAAGCATTCTGGCTCTTAAGCATCACTCCAAGATTTACATTCTTGTTGATCTTCTCGGCATTTGTTCCAACATCGGTTCCACCAACTTCAGCATGCCATACTCGGTATCTTGCGCTATTCGATATTAGAACAATCGCATATTCAACACCAGGTTGTAAGTAAACTGGCGTATCAAACATGAACTTAGTTTCGCTGCTAGCGTTTGAGGAAACAGCAACTGCAGCCGAAAGTTTAATAACCTTTGAGAAAGGAATAGTATTTTGTGTAGGTATTCCATTTTCGACTGATACGATACTAAGCTCAACAGGAAGATTAGGATCTTTTTTCTGGAAGAAAATATCAACTGAAGAAAGGAAAATACCAGTTGGCTCGTTACCTATCATAAAGGTCTGAGCAATAGGATCTCTCCTAACAACCTTCTCTCCTATAAGAAGATTGCGGCTTTCTTTCAAACGTGTCCTTTCTAGAACGATTTGGCGTGTTGAAAGAATAGTCTTCTGTCTTGTTTCTAAAAGCCCTTTAGCATGGTATGTAGACTCAGCAGATGAAAGTTCAAGAGTTCTATTATTATCAGATCGATCAGTCAAGCGAACTTGACGAGATCCGGTTCTGAATCGTAAGCTATTATTATTAGGAATAACAAACCATCCATCAACGTCTCCTGCAGAGTCTGTTGTAATAGATCCGTCAGCGCCAAACCCTGTTGTTAGTCCTTCATAGCGAGCAACATCGGTCCCTCCTACACCTGCAACGCCACCACCGAATTGTTCAAATGTGGCCTCTTTAGCATAAGATGTAATGTTAACATCATCAAAGAATAGATTAAATGTAGTATTCGGCTTAAGCATCCTGCCTCTAAAGTAAACCTTACGGGAACGAATAAACGGAACAAAGGTAATATTTAGAAGATCATCTCCTATAACTTCCCTTTCGGTATTCTCTACGAGAGATGTTTGAATGCCCTCTCTGTTCTGACGAAGGAATTCTTTTTGATTTCCTCTCCTCCTAGAAGTCCACGTTGTTTCTGTAAATGTGTCAGCAACTTGTATCGAACTGGTTTTAGCCATAAACCAACGGCCGTGGCGAACCTTTTTAGATTTCCACTGGGCCTCCCATTCGTTCCACTCTGTTCCAAGGACATTTGGGTTATTGGCGATTTGTTTAAGTAAAGCGCTGTTGTCCCCTTCAATATTATTAATAATATCAGGAACATAGTTAACATCTTTCCATTCATCGGATGATGGAGAAAGTTCTAATGACCCGCTCCAAGTTGCTACGTCATAAGGATTAACGCTGATATGATCTGATGCAAATGGCTGATCAACCAATACTTTTTCAATAAAGTCGAGTGTTAATGAATTCTTTCTTTTACCAGAATAACTAGTAGTAGAAGGAACACTCGCACCGTTCCAGCTGGTAACAGTTTGGGCATTTAAACCCATACCACTGATATAACTCCATCTAGCATTATCAGAAAGATACGTAGGACGGGCAGTAAAGTTTTCTCGATCAATAGCAGCTTTATAACCAGGGCTACTAACATCTCCTACACCATGACCCCTGAATGAGTCTGTAAGAATACCACCTTTAAATCTTGGTCCTGCAGAATCGGTTATTTGGGTATTAGCTGCTTCTGATTCAAGTTGAGATAAAGATGCATAATACTCAAGATTCTGAATCCGGCTTTCGAGAGAACCAATATCTCTCATTGAATACCTTCTGTTTTCAATCCGCTCAATTTTTAAATCACCTAGTGTGTACAGATACCCGGGTTTTTCTATTCTATATAAAAGTATGGCATCAGCCGGTGTTTGAGGATAAACAGGAGATGCAGAAGGAGAACCTTGAATAAATTGTACATCACCTAGTTGGTTAAGAACAACAATATCTTTTCTTTTATTATAGTGTGTAAATCCAACATTAACAATAGAGTTTGGTTTAATAGTTGAACCTTCAGTAGTGTGTGTTATTGGAAGTCTAAAGTCTAAACAGTTAGCAAGTTTTAATTCTTCATATGTGGGTGCATCTTCTAGATCTCCTGAATATGAATCTCTACCAAATACATTACCACTACCGGTATGATTATAATATTTAAATGTTATCGTATTAGTCGATGAAGAATTCTTATAAAGACTAGAATCACCTCTATATACAACCTGAGAATATCCGTAATGTGTATCTGTCTGACCTGTTATTAATTCGTAATCACTAGCAGGAATCGTTATACCGTTATGAACAAAACTTGTTATTTCATAACCATCTACTTTATCAAATTCAATAATATCGCCAGGGTCTATTCTAAGATTCGCAATAGATTTTGTTGCCGTAGCAGAAGTTTTAGTTTTTAAACTTAATGCTGTTTGTGTTGGAGCAAATACAGTTATTGCTTTTGATGAAGATATAACAGGTGCAGTATTATCGGCTCTTAACAATTTAAGCGTTGCTGTGCTTCCTGCTATTGAAACATCGCTAACGTATGTTTCGCCTGCAGATGAATCAGCTCCTGCATCAGCTTGTAAAACGACGTAATCATCTGGATCCGTACTCACAAATGAATCGCTACCCGCCGCGGTTATTTCTATTACACCTTGTGCTGCTGTGGATGCCACATCTTGGTATCGTTTTTGTACTACACATGTCGCGCCGCTACTGTTGACAGTTTTTATGTCATAATTTCCTAAAGGGTAAATCATGCGTGAGCTATTGTCACCAATCTCTTTAAGTTCAAATCCGCTACTATTAGTAAATATGCTCGCGCCACTAATAGAGGTGGCAGAAGGATCAAGTGTGATACTTACTGCATTCTTTATTGTTTTTCCAGCATTTAAATTTACATCATAAATATAGAGATGCTTTGTCGCTTTAGTGAAATCTGGTGTCTCTGTTCCGTTTACGGTTTTAGTACCAGTATTTTCAATTGCGTGAATTCTACATTCTCCAATTTTAGCAGGACTTGTGTCATACAGATCATATGTTAAATTAGGAGAAAATTCTAAACTGTCAATTGTATTGGAATCTAATTCGCCTCCAAGGTCTACAAGCGCACCTTCAATATACTGTCCAAGATTCGCAGAAAATTTATAATTGGTTTTTGTGGATGTATCACTATTCTGTCTACCTTTATCTGCGATAACATCTTGTTTACTTTCTAGTTCAACACGATAACCTTGTACATAGGCAATACCAGGTTCAACACCAATAACATATTTTTTTGCTCCTTCAGTTGCAGCAGTAGCGGTGTCTGTAACATCTGGTAAAAGTGGGTCGCCTCCAGAATTTAATATTTCTGCAGCAGTATATCTTCCGCGATTGCCGGCAGAGTCATTCAGATATTCACGAACGTCATATTTAAATGGATTAACAACGTACGATCCGCTTTCTTCTTCGGTACGCTGAGCAAGCGCTTTTCCAAGCTCGCTGTATTGGGTTCTAGCGGGCTGAACGACTTTATCATCTTTGATATCAAGGAGATTAATCCGCTGTTGGTTAGCTGCCACAGATGTGTCAGAAGAAGGAACAAAACTTAAGTTAAGGGAAATCTTATAGCGATCAGCACCAGGTGCATTTGCGTTAGGTTCTCCATTAGCGTTATCGACGAGCGAAGTATCAGTTGTACTCTCTACTACTGTCTCTACTATATCAAACAGGGCTACACCAGTTAACTTCGCGGTTGAACTTGTTTTAGTGTAAAATGCTTCTGTCGCATCCGTATGAACAAAGTGGCCTTTAACAAAGAATACTCCGGCATCTTGGAATACACCACCGTGATAACCAACTGCTTCAATAGCGGTATCTATCTCAGCGATCTTAGCCGTATCTGCATAGTCATTACCACCAATAGATAAAGCGGCTTCTCCTGTTTCAAGGTCAATGTGAACATCATCCTCATCTGCGAATGTTCCGGCTTGTCCAACTAACTTAATATATAAACGTTGTCCTCCAGTAATATTGATAGCAGAAAGAATCTTTGCCCTCCATGCTGTTCCGCTATATATTTCCTTCCCCTTCAAAGAAGCGAGCTCAGTCGAAGTAAGTGTTGCTGTTGTGTTTTCCCAGTTAACACCGATACTTTGGATAGAAGAATCATATGTTGTGTAACCGTCTAATACACGATCACCATCTTTAAAAACATGACGACCAAATTTGTCAACCTGATCTTGAATATTCGACTGCAGCTGATTAAGCTCTCGTACTTGGACACTTCTACCCGGTCTGAAAAGGATCCTTAAATAGTTCTTATCTTGACTAAAGTCGTCAAAATAAGGTGCCGCAGAGTATGTGGTTATTGCCATAAATCTTATTTATTAAAGTTGTATAATGAGTTTTACCTCTTCAGTTTGAGATGCGCTACGTGCGAACGGCTTACGGTTTTCGTGGAAAATAACTTCTCCGTTAATTTCACCGTCTCCGACTCTAGATTGATATTCTCCATCAGTAACTGCAGTCACACCTGTTGCAACTTGAGAACCGCCCGAAGATGTTCCAATTGCATTTGAACCTGTTGTTGGGTCAATCGTGTTTACTTCTCCATTTGAATTTTGGTGATAGTACAGTTTAGTATTAGTAGAATCGTAATAGTCAAAATAAAATTTGGCTCCGCTTCCTGCTTGGTATAAAACCTGTCCTTCTGTTAACGATGGAAAAGGGCTTACCGCACCCGACAAAGTAATAGATTTAAGAGTATCAAGGATTCCTGCATCAGAGTCGGATGCTGAAGAATTAGGTGTAAAGTTTTTCAGTAAAGATACTTGTCTAAACTTAAGTGCTGGAGCATCCCCGTCGCTTTCTGTTCCTGTGAAGTCAGTCTTAATACCAACAAACCATGTAGGCAATATATCTATTGCGTTTTTTCCATATCCAGAAACAGGCGCTATAGTAGCACTTAAATTTGCACCGGTTCCTCCTCCGCTATCGGTAACCACAAAGTTAATAGATTTAATTCTATTAGTAAGTGCAACACCGCTAGCAACAAGCGCGCTGGCATCACCACTTGTCCAAAATTCGTAAGATCCAGCATCTACAGGAGAATTTTGTGGATCACGGATATCAATACGTTGAATAACACCACCTCCATCAATAATTGGTGTAAAAGATATAGCAGGAGTAAGTACTGCCCCGCTGTGTGCGACCACAGTCGCTGTAATAACTGTATTACTGCTGTATCCGCTTCCTCCAGAAATAATACCAACATGAGATAGAAGTCCTGCAGTTCGTTTTTTATTCGTAGCGGTGAGAGCCGGACTAACGTCTGTGTCTCTTTGAATTGGAACAAATTGGTTTGTTACGTGAGGATCATTTGCAGGTATCTTTGCGACCTCACACCAAACATATCCTTGAGCTGGAAATGAATAGGCATAATCAGCACTGGCATTGGGAGCTGTAGTTGAAGGAAGAACTGCGGTAAATCCATTATCTACTGCTGTATTTGAAAGGCATATATAAACGCTACTGCCATAAGTTACATAACACGGGTATAAATCGCCTGTTGAATAAAACGCATCGTTATCAGCAGAATCATATACTTTATATTTTCTTCCTGATGTCCAAGGGTTTTTAGCAATCATTTGTTTTGCAGATGCACCACCAAGATCTTTAATAGTAAAAAGATTATTAATAATATTTTCATCTTCTTGTCTGTTTCCTGAGGGTACTGGTACGACAAAATTTACTGCATCTTCATCAACTGAACCAGCATTGTCGGGCCACGAATCTGTTTTACCAAGACCTACTGCATATCGATTAGTCCCGCGGTAAGGCCAATTTGATTCGTTCGAATTAGTCGCTGGTGAATCAAACTTTTGATCAGCTGAAGCTTTAATGTCATTGACTAAAAGTCTCGCCTGGTTCCTCCGAAAGTCATCTGTAATAATTGCTGCCATAATTAGTTGTGTTCTTGATTGTTATTTATAATATTTATACGAGCATATTCTGGTTCTTATACGCTTTTATGTAGTACTTATTTGAATTGCCGGTTGCGGTGCTTCAGCAGACTCCAAACGATTTGCTAAATATTCCTGTTGGTATTCGTTGATTAGATTTGATAGAGGTATTTCAAATACGTTTAGTGCATTAAGTGTTAATGGATCATCCCAAAATCCTCTATTAAAGTATTGTTTAGCATTAATGCTGTTTGACCAATTGCTATTAATAAAATTTAAAATAGCAGTAAAGAATACAACTCGATCAAAAGAAGAATGATTGGGGCTTAAAGATCCATAGTAATTTTCAGCTGTAGCAGTAATGAATCCTGCAATAATACTAGAGAGCCATCCTGGTTGGTATTTGGGGGTGTGATAGCCCTCAGAAGATAGCACGCCTCTTAATACAGGTGGCCTTAAGTCCTCAAGCCAACCTTCTGGATTATCAGTAGTACTTGTGTATGTTTGGTATTCTTCCCAACGGTTTTTTATTATCACTTCAACAAGAATTGAAACAAAAAATTTCATGCCGGCCGGGTGCACCATGCGTTCAAATGAATCTATCCACCGCTCAGTAGAAATAGTGGATTTTATTTGGTAGCTAAAATCTTGCCAAAAGTGAGAGTCCTGAATTTTGTCAATTCCTGATAAATCACCATTGCGTTTTGTGTAAAGCTCACTTGATGAATCGTAAGTTCCGGCCGACAGTTTAAATAAATTATCGGAAGGATAGTACACTTCAACTATACTATCAAACATCATTTGAAAAAAGACATTAACACTTTCGGGGGTTCCTTTAACGCGGTAATAATGAACTATCCTTTTGTAAAGTGTGTTTCTATCAATTACACTTGAGTTAGGAACTATCTTAGCGATCTCCCCCTGAATAGCATCAAGGTATTTTTCGCTAGTGGTATCGATATCGTTTTCGGCGATAACGTGCGCTAGTTCGTATGAAGCAAACCCCTCGCGATTTAGGTAATCATAATACTCTTCCATAAAAGAGATTAGATTGGATGCTCCGTCCCTCAGATACTGCGGGATGAGCTCTCGCACTTTGTCCCTCTCGTGGTTTTGAGGTCTATAACTGGCAATTGATGTGTGCATTATTTCTCCCGCGGTGTTGTAATATATTCACTTGCCCCTGATGTGCCTCGTGTGGCAATAGTGTCAACAGTTGATTCTATCGTTGTATTAAGTAAATCAATCTCTAAGATTTGGTTTCTTTTAGGAGCTACATCGTTTGATATCGGCCTAGCAAAAATTGAAATAGTTGTTTGAGACGTTATATTGAAATCAGCAAGCTCAATAGCACCTGTTAATGTATTAACTGTTCCAACGTTTCTTTCGTCTAAAATTTCAACCTTATCTGCATTAAGTGAGTAACGATATATATTTCTAATATTAGCTGTTGAAGATTCTTCGTCTTTAAAGAAATATGTAATGCCGTTACTCACGTATCCTGTCGAAGTAATTAATGACTCAGTCGGATCTAATGGTGTTTCTAATTCTAAGTTAAAATTAATTTTGTATGGGGCTGTGTTAGAAGTAGTTGCATCAAAGTCTTTCTTGCAATATACACGCGCATACGTACTTAAGATAGAAGGATCTAAATCAGTAACATAATTTAAAAATTGCGAATACCTAAATACTCCTTCAAAGCTCTCAAGAAAATTATCGCTAAACTTTCCGAGGCCGGTTTTAATAAGTGCTGATATACCTTCTGCAGAAAGATTAGTTAACGAAGAATTATATTTTGCAAAAAGATTAAAGTATATATATGTGAATTCTGGATCGACGAACTTAGGTCGAACCGTAAGAATCCCCTTTGAATCCAGAATAGGCAACAGTCTATTTTGTTCCTCCTCTGAAAGTGTTGTCTCGGTGACTGGTTTTGCCGATATAAACACTCTTCCATATTCGGGAGGGTCATTATCTTCTCCTCCCCAAACTGATACTGATTCTGCAGTTGAGTTAGCACGAACAAGAGCTTTGTAATCGTCAACCGTAACGGCTCTATTTTGAGATATAAATTGCAGAGGAGCATTCGCTCTAATACTCTCAATACTTTCATTTGTTCCACCTCCAGAAGAAGCAGCAGACGATTTTATTGTAGGTTTGTTAACACTATCAAAAAGAGAATCTGAGGTTGTAAATACTGATAGGCCATTTGCAGCAGGACCATCTGTTGTTAAATACTTAAACGTAATTAGTGAACCGGGTAATGGTTTTTTACCTAGTACACCGTCACCGAACGATATATCAAATTTGCCGTTAGGGTTTTCGTTAATAAAGTATAAAGCTGAAGTACCATCAACACCAGGCAGCTCAGAAAATTGTGTGTAAACTTCTTTTTGCGTACTACTAATAGAATCGCTGACTGTTACTATAAGTTTTGTCTTATCAATGTTTGTATCGGGTATTTCGAACTTAAGGTTGGGAACCTTGTCATCAAAAATATATTCTTTTGTTTTAATCGCACCTTGATAAACTGTAAAAGGAGTAGTTGGGGCACCTACTTCTTTAAATGTAACAAAGTTATATGTTTCATTATTTAATGTGTCAGAAGATGTAAATGTTGTACCTTCTGGCAGAGACGTGATAGCTGCATTAAGACCAGTAAGTGTTAGCTCAACTGCAGAAGCTGAAGTACTATTAGGTGTATAACCAAGAGACTTCGCGCGAGCTACAACATTCTTTCTAAGCTGTGCAGAAGAGATGAATGATTCGTTTGCCGCAAGGTGTGCTAATACAGCATTGTAGTGTGTGTTGTGTGCAAGAATGTCAAGGATAACATTAAGACCGGAACCGTCAAAATCAAAATCCTTAAATGGACCATCGGTTCTTTGATAGTATGATTTGATTTCGTCCTTGATCTTATCGAAATCAAGTTCTGTGATATTGAGTTGTTTAATTGCCATGGTCTTTAGCGGATTCGGTCGAGGTAGAAAGATACCTCAGCGTTAGTATTTGTATTTCTAATTTGGAAAACTATTGTTACGAGAAGACGGTTATATTCTTGATCAAGCTGAACTTCTACTTTTGGGTTACTGACCCGAGGCTCACGTCTTTTGATAATTCTTAATACCTCATCCTTAATTCCCATAGCAGTAAACTGATCGGCATTCTCAAAGAGATAGCGTGTTACGTTGGCACCAAGTTCAGGATGAAATGGGCGATCAGAAAAGTTACTTAGCACAAGGATCTTTACGGCCTGCCGGATCGCTTGAATATCTGTAATAGGACGAATGTCTTTTGTATTAGGATGAGCAATAAAATCAAGAGGGATGTCAGCAAAAAGACCAGCCTTATTAACCGAAGCGGTCGATGGTACCTTCTCGTTAACGTTATAGTCTGATCTTAATCCCATAATATCTATTTATATAAAAATTACACCATTTATGTCAGGAAGCTTACCTTCTCTTAATATTAACTCTTCATATAGTCGAACACCTTCAACAATATTAACCTCAGGCAGGAAAAGCTTTTGGCTATCAATTTCAGGGCAGGTCTGTGGATTCACACTAAACAGGCCTATGCGTTCCACCTCTTCCAAATCGCCTGTTGAGGAATAGGACCTCACAAGCTTCTTAAAGTTGGCATTAAGCTGAGAAGACTTTTTCATCAATGAAATAAAGTACAACGCATACTCTTCTGGTTTACCACTATAAACCTTATGTTTGTTTGCATTGGTTGGAATATAGCTGTTGAGCTTTGTCTTACGAACCTGATCAGCAATTGCAACAGTAAGAAACTTCTCACTTACAATTCCGTTAACGTCTGGTTTTAGATATATATTTTTCATTTTATTATTGATTGTCGAATACTGAAGTTAACCAACTAGGAGCATATATTCTTTTTGAGCCGAGAGGTCCTTTCCCCCAACATGCTTTTGGTGATTCCTGCGGACCTACATGTGCAATATCAACATGCATATTACCGTTCATGTAATCGCTATCGGCTCCAACAGAACCAATACCGTTCTTGAGTAACACAGCAACAAATTTTTGTAGAGCTTCGATATCTTTCACACTACGGCTTGCCGCTGATAGAAGCCGGCCGTTTTCATCATAGATCTGCATGTCTGCAGCATAACCATCATCGTGACGTTTAGAGCCTACACGGCTATTATCACCAAGGCGTTTCACACGCACTTCAGATTTAGATGGTTGGCCGCCGGAAAATATTTTAAGGCAATAACCTTTCTCACCAGCCGATTTTTGCAATATGTGCATTAAAGCTGGTTGTATCTTTCTGTTTCTGGTGGTGTGTTTAGAGTAAATGTATTTCACTTCACCTTTGTCCACGAACGAATATTGTGCAAAGCCAAACTCTAAAACACGGTCATATGCCGGATCACCTTCTTCAGTAGTCAGGCCAAAGTCTACATTCACGTCATCTCGTTTATACTCAGTAGGCCTACCAGTTGATATAATGTTGACCGCTGTCAGTATCTCTTCATTTAAGATATGCTCTTTGATTGCTGCATTAATCTCATCCCGTGCAATCGTTACGATCTCGTGTGTAGTCTCATCTAATGTTGCAAGGACCGCACCTAAACTTGTATAGAGCGAACCAATACTATCGATAGCCGGCGGCGACCAGAGAGTAGATGGATCTTCCCCGGGTGCAACAGTATTATTGGCAGCCAGGAGCTTATTTGTTATCTGCGACTGGGCAGCAGCTAATGCCTTTGTTATCCATGTCGCAACATAAAGGTTATCTAAGATTCTATTCTCCCGTGTATTGATATTTACTGTGAGCTCATAACCAGGATCCTCTTTACGGTTGGCCGCGCCCAAATACTTTTGGTAATTAGGGGAACGATATAATTCGTCGAACTGTCTCTGATACTCCTCCTTATTCAGCATATACAGAGAGAACGTTTCCCAGAACCGAACCTTCTTCCATGCTTCGTTATATTCTACCTTTGCCTTCTCAGCATCCGCAGTTGTGTAACCTGTGGCCGCCTGGCGGACGTCCTGCGGCGTATTCTTTGAAGGTACAGGAACATATACACTTTGCTCAGGTTCCTCAATATCACTCTCAGGTATACTGGGAAGCTCGGGCTTCTTCACCAATTTACCGTCGGCATCTGTCTTTCCCTCAAGGCCAATCAATGAACATATATCTAAACCTCCGATATCATCAAAGTAACTAGCTACGTTATCAACAGCATCCTTCCACTTTTCATTGAGCCTGTCTATTGCATTAAAATCGTCAGGATCCACATTCGCTATATCAGCAGCCAGATTTTGTACCTGAGCCCCCTTTGGCAGACTGGATTCTATATCGGCCTTTAACCCCTCGAGGCTTTTCTCTATATCCAAAAGGCCTGTTGAGGATGCTGCTGCAGCTACTGCTGCCTTAGCATCTTTGAGTCTTTTGCTAATACCGTCTGTTGCTATGCCTGGTATTTTTATATCACCGGGAAACCCTACGCACTTTGTTGGGTCTAATGCCGGAACAACTGCTGCAACTACGGCGAGTGCGGACAAAGCAGTTTCGTAACTTGGAGTATCGTCATCGCCATCTCCGTTAGTATCACCGGGTACATCTCTATATAAAGTATTAGACACCATAGCTTCGACAGTAAATGGATATGTTAGCGCTCCATTATATTGAACGC